GCTAAATTCACATTTTCTGACATTCCCATTATAAAAAAACTTCCTAGAATTATTGCGAGGCTTTGCCAATTCCTACCAAAATATCCCATATGCTATTTTGCTTTGATGTTGTTGATGATGAAGGTGCGGTTGCTGTCAATGGACTAAGGCCAGCGAGAAGTTGGGCAAAAGCATTATTAGGCTGTCCCAAGAACCCTTCAACTTGTGCATTTTCTGCATCTAATATGGCTTGGTTTAAAGCCTGCACTAAAGCCCCTTGTTGAGCTTGCTGATTTTGTAAAGTTTGCCCTTGATTAAACCCAAGATTAGCGAGTTGTCCTAATGCTGATGCACCAGCTATACCTTGTTGATTTGCATTTAAGCCTGCGGTCTGGTTGGCTAAATCAGCTTGTAGTTGGGACGTTTGATCAAACTGCGTATTAGCTAATGCCTGATTATAATTGGCCTCATTTAATTTAGATGCCATATTCGTAGCCAGTTCCCCAAATTTTGCGGATTGAATCGCCTGCTGAACACCCATTCTATTGCCCCCAAATGCATTCATAGAATCTGCTTTATCTGCGATTTGCTGGTTAGCAATTTTATTAGCATCACCCAATGTGGTCATCGTGTTATCAATGACATTTTGAGTGTAAGGATTGAGATATTTGGTCATATCTCTATCAGCTACACTTACATTCATTGGCTGATATCCCATAGCGTTATTAAGCCCAGTACCAGCATTCTGCATTCCTGTGGCTACATTTTGATATACGTTTTGATCAGAGCCTGCCATTTTCCACCTACAATCTATATCTGTTTAATTTGTCATCATATTGATCAGAAAACTTGTTTTTCCCAGTGATTGCATCCCAAATATTAACATACCCACTGGGATCTCCTTCATAATGCCACTTCTCATATCGCCCTGAAGTATCTGCATTAGCTACATTTCTATGATGGGCTTCATTAAAAGCATCTTTTTCATACCCTTTAATGTCGTTGTGGTGGGCGTTTCCCCCGACAGATTGGATATAGTCCATTGTTTCATCACCCGTTGAAGCTGTCGTTGCAGAATTTGCATTAAAAGGAGAACCACTAGGCATTTCCCCAGTGACAGGATCAATGAACATATCCATGATATACTTGTACTGGGCTGGGCGATCTTTTTGCATAGTCGCAATCAATTCGTCTAATCCTGATGTTGTTGTGTAGCCCTCGATTCCGCTTGCACTAGTCGTTGTTTGCGGAATATTAGCTGTTACATCAGACGTTGGTAATCCAAAGGCTTCTAGCCCTGAATTTGTCCCTCTCATGCTATCTAATGTCCTATCAGACAATCCAGCGATCTGTACGCCAGTTCTTGGCATATACCCAAGCTTGCTAAGATAATTCGCCATTGCAAGAGCGTCTTTTTCCGCTTCTACAATATGTGGAGGCTTTTCCTTAGTTTCTGTTTTTGAACTACCGCCCATTTACAGTGTCCTTTCCATTTTGAAGTGTTGAATATCAAATCCGAATTCAGGCAGAAGTTTTGTCCATCCTTTTCGCCCTAAAATTGTCATTGATTGACAACCCATAATTTTACCAAATTCGCACAATGCCTTTTCCATCTTCTTTAATTGAGCAAACCCTTGTCTAGTTTCTAATCCTACGAGAAAAATGTTTAATGATTTCTTCTTAGGATATACCACAATTTCTGTGATAATTATACCATTATCATCAGCTTCCCATGCCTGCATGTCTCCAGAAGCTACACCCTTTTGGATATCCTCAAAAGTATGTGTATCTCCACAATGACGCAAAGCACGTTCTAAAAGTTCACGATATTTTTCTAACATTAAACAGACGTTGTTGATAAATTTCCTGAATTATCGATGGTTAGTTTGAAACGACTGCCATTAGCACTTGTCAAAATAATGTCAGTGTTTCTTTTTTGGTTGTCTGAGTCTGTCAGTTCGATTTCTCTGTTTCGTTCTATTTCGTAATTTTGATCATATTGTGCAGGCGGTGGTGCAAGCTTCATCTTCCACCCCCAGCTTTACCTTCCATCTTGAACGTCCCAATCCTGAAATCTGATGGTTGGGAAGTATTCGCTTCAAACCGCACTTTTAGTTGTTTGCCTGAAACTCGTATTGGCGTTGGATTGGTAGATGAATAAGACCCTGAAGATGGGTGGGTAGTTTCTGAGGAAGTTGGGTATAATTTTGATTTTAATTTAATATTCACATCACCCAAATTAGCTTCATCTGGGATCAATTTTGTTAAATGTAATATTTTATCCTGACCCAAATCAATATCTCCAGATTCCAAAAATGGTACGCCTGCTGTATTTCCCACAGCTTCTGGATATGAAACGCCTACTTCATGCTCATACAGCATCACACTTGCAGGGACAACAGATCCAGTGCCAGCGTCTGTTTTATTTAAAGAAGATGCATAAATCGGTAATTCAAATACCCCCCTATCAACCCCACAAGATCTTTCGCATTCGCCTACGCTCCATACATTCGTTTCGTAATTCCATGAAATATACTTATTACAATGCGTACTTGTGGTAGATGGATAGAACCAAATGACTTCTGAAAATTGCCTGTTAGTAACTGCATAGATTTGTCCAGATTCTGTTTTATTAAGATCATCAAAAAAGAAATCAGCAATATCACAATTAATCTTTTGCAAATTTCCATTATATAAATAAAACCCCCTATGCCCCATGTATACGCATCCTATATCAATGTTGGCATATGATCTTGGGGCAATAGTACCAGTAGCTCCAACTCGCTCAAAACCCCAATAAAAGGGAGAGCCTAGATAATTGGATACCCAGCAATCTTCGTCAGTTATAAAGAAAACTTGTTTTCTGACCCGTGTTGCTGACTGAATTGTTCCGCTTGTGTTTAATGTAAAACTCCCTGCTGAATTAGTAGATAATGGAGTCCAATCTGTGATATTTTCTTGCGTACACCAATTGATTGTTCTGGACTGACAAGCCATGACAAATCTGTTTTCACTTACCACAAAAGCTTTTAAACTCGTTGGGGAATTGAGTACCTGACTTGCTAAAGTCGGGGTTGTATGGTCAAGCTCCCATCTGTAGAGCTTGCCATCGTCCGTATGCATAAAAAGCAAGTCTTCGCCCCAATTATCGAAATGGTAGATTGTTGCTGGTAGATAATTTCCAGTAGAAACTCTCTGCGTACCATATTCTCCAGTAGAGTACGTTCCGCCTGAATATCCTAAATTTTCTTGCGCTGATAAACGTCCTGTGGTCATGCCAGATGGCGTAATATCTGCTTTATTTGCTGAAATAGTATAAGCATAGACCTTATCATATTGTCCCGTGACAAGCCACCTACTCCCAGAATTATCACGCCAAGCATGAATCCCTCTTGGGCATCTTTGGTCTGAAGTCCCACTGTCAATATACCCCCAAAACCGCCATCCTAAAACGGGACGAATTCCAGATTCATAAAAACGCATTAAATTTGCAGAAGTCCACCGCCCTGCGCCTTGGTGCGGTGTCCCGTTTTTGTATATTCCTTCTGGAATTTTAAGGGGGATAATTGCCATTAGTTAAACTTCCACGCTCTGACTAAAAGATCCCATTTGCCTACAGCCCCCCCATTTGTATAAGCCCCCTGAGAATTTGTTTTGCTTGGCAGAAAATAATAACCAGTATACCCATTATAAATTCTTACATTTGTTGTTGATGTAGAAACACAAAAAGCGACTGAATTAGTTTCTGCCCAATGGTCATGCGAAAGCACAATTTCTCCTACTGAATAACCCAAATCTGCGCTTGTGCATTTATAAGAAATTGAAACTGCATCTGGATGATCTCCAAGACCATGTGGCCAATCAGTATAGCTATTTGCGCTAGGGGTTACAGTTTGTTCAGCGAAACTGGGTTTAGTGCCATTAATCATATTTGCTACTGTTGTTATTAGCCCCGTATAATCATTCCCAGTAAAAGTAAATTGCCCATTTGCACTATTATAACTTAGGCTTGCTGTATTCGCAGTTCCCCCTGATACGATAGATAAATCCCCCAAGGCAATCCCACCCCCACCAGAAGAATCACTAGCCCACTCCAATGCAGTAGCACCAGAATTCATCTTTAGAATTTGGTTTGGACTACCTAGCGAACTAGGTGTATCTGATAATTCTGTAATCGATGGAGTGACAAACTCTAATGCAGTTCCGCCACTATTCGCCCTGACATAAGAACTGGAAGTATAGCTTGATGGTGTATCAGAAAGTCCAGTAAAAGCTGTGACATGGGTTACTGCTTCTAAGGTGTCTACTCTAGTATCTATAAGGGTGAAATCTGCATCAAATTCATCGATGATCGTATTTAAGAGGTTTCCCCATTGTCCTGACGATCCAGAAATTACTGGCTTAGTTGGCGTTCCCGTTGAACTATTAAATGTAGCCATTCTATACTCCTTTAGTACCCATAAGGTGGTGGGTTATTATTTGCCCACGTTTCATTCGTTGTGGACACTGGTGTCCAGTTTTCTGTTGTGATATTTTCTTTTTCCCAAAACTTTCTGCTTGTACCCGACAATGAAGAAGAGAATACAAAGGGTGAAGAAGTGAATTGATTCCTAGTGAAATAGCCTGCCAAATCCAAAGCCGAAGCCATTGCAGAAGCCCCTGAAAAAGTTCCAAAGGCACTGGCGGTCATAGCCGTTTGAGTGGGAATAGATACAGTTGGGATTTGAATACGATTGGCAAGCGCAGACAGTGTGGTTTGTGAGGCTAAAGATAAGCTAGGTTGTAAAATAGCATGAAATGGCGCATTAAATGCACTTTGGTAAGATAAAGAAATTTCACCTAATCTTACTCTTAAAATATTTGTTGCGATTGATGATTGTGATGCAAAAGTAATAGGAGATGTTCTTAGCCTTGTTGCGTTAATTGTAAAAGTTAAATTGTCAGCTAATGTTGCATTATCATCTCTGACCCTTCTAGCCCCACAAGCACCATTTGCTTGAGATCCAAAAATTGCTGATGTTGTTTCAATTGCATTAAATGTCCCAGAGATAGATACTTGAGAAGCAAAAGAAATAGTTGCAGGGTTAATTTTGCTTGCAATGCTTGATAGATTTGAATTTACAGAAAAAGTTACAGATGCTTGAACAAGAGTTGTACTAGCTGATGTGCTAAATGCTGTTTCACTATAAGCGACAAATCCAAACATTAACTATTGCTCTCTTTTAGCTCACCCAAGGCAGATCTGTTTCTTTAATCGCCTGATTATCAATTTGTTCTTGAATTTTTCCATTTACATGGGTTTCATAGTCACCAGTAACTTGAGCTTGTATCCACCCAAGAACGTCACTTTCCTTTAACTCTGCTAAAGCAGTAAATGACCCCTTTGGTGTATTCTCAGCAGTAAAGGGAGTAGCCCCTTGGAAAGTTCCTTCATTCCCATCAGTGTCTTTGCCTGTCTTGCTCCAGAGAGTACCAATGACTGCATCTTTAAGTGCATCTCCATCAGCATTTGTCTGATCTTTGATTTTCATTTCAATCACTTTCCAAGTGTATGTCATGCTCATTAAGACATCTCCTTATCTAGTCTTTCAGTAAAAACATCTTTCATTGCTAGTATTTGATCTAATGCAAACTTTGCTTGATTTTCTTTTTTCTCAATATCAATCATTTGTGCGAACAAATACTTTTGTTGTTCAGAAAGAGATGATTGTTCATACTCTTTATCTTTCCATCTTATATTTGGTGCTTGTGTATTCTCTGTCATTATTTCTCCTATGAAGGTTTTGTAGGAAAATCTTCGTCTTTTAAATTTGGAAAATTTTCATGTGTTGGTAGATCACGCAAGGCTTGTCTGTAGGTTTGCCAAGCATCAGGCACAGCTTCACCTTTTTCTGTTGATTTTTGAACAATCCAATCTGTAGCATCTAAAGAAGCATTTCTTCTTCTTCTCTGATAGTCAGCCAATTCTTCATCATCAGTTTGTCTTGTTTGATTATAATGTTTAACAAACCATTCCTTGTCTGCGTCTGATAAAGTTTTCTTTTCTGATGCCCCTGCCACATATGCAGGGAAATCATCACCAATATCTTCTTTAGTTATTGTCATGGTTTCAATCCTATGAAAGTTATATCGTAATCCCATCTGGCTGAACTAGAGCTAGCAATAAATCTTAAACCTACTTTTCCAAAACCTCTGCCAAGTACTTGCCAAGTATGGTGTCTCTCGTAAGCAAACATACTTGGGTCATCATACCAAATACGAGAGTACCCTGACATTCCATGATTAGAAGCTATTCCTTTGCATGGAATATCTAGCTCCATATTGGTAGTATAAAATCTATTGCCAGTATGATAACTTGTTCCACCTATGGTTTCGCTGAACATCCCACTCCCTGCATATGTAGCGTTAATGGTCTGATCCATTTTGATGTTTCCTACAATCACGCCAGTATTGTTATTTGCGTACTGTGCGTTATAACCCCATTGGTAAGCACCATAGCTTACACCACTAAATTCTGGGTACATTTCTTTCCAATGCTGATGGAAGAAAGCTAAATTTCCTAGGGCAGTATAAGAGCTTGTAGAGCCAACCAAAGGATAGAGACTTAAAGTACTAGCAGAAGAACTGGTATATGGATTAAACATCGCATACATCTTAATATGCTTGTAGGTAGTGTTATCAAATACAAAGTTGTTTGAGTTATGAACAAAATCTAAAGAGTTTACATTTTGTCCTGTGTAATTCCCAATAACTTCCCAAGCTCCACCCCCTGCATCTTGCCAACTAGAAGCAGAACCACTACCACCAGATGTTAAAACTTGCCCTGCATTTCCATAAGAACCACTCCAAGTTCTTAGATAAGCAAACTTATTATTCCAAATTGCAACATCATTAAGGGCTGAATTACTGGCAGGGTCTAAATAATAACCAGTATTATTACTGTCATAGAAAAGTGGGGAACGATATGAACCTTCGCTTTCAGAATAACTAACTTCCCCTGCATAAAATCTACTGCCTGCCTCTTGAAAGTAAGCTGTTCTTGAAGTTGTTCCGTTGTGAAAAGAAATATAAGGACTACTACTAGCATAAATTCCAATTCCACCTGCACTATTTAAACTATTTAGTGTACCTATTTGAAGCTGACCTGCTATATTTGTAGAGTAAAGTTTAGAGTTACTTGAAGGGTCAACGTAATAAGAACTATTACTTACATCATACATATAAGTAGCACCAATAGCTGAACCAAAGACAGTATTGCCATTGTGCGAGACAGTCACAGCATTCCCACCAAGACCAACATTACCACCATCATAATTAATATGTAAGGTTTGGCTTGTACCACCAGAGTTAAAAAAGTTAAGTTCATTACTGTCTTTTAAAGAAAGGTAATTAGTAGTTGTTCCATTGACAGGATGAATTTTTCCACTAAACCCAGACGCAGTAACAGTACCTGCAAAAGTTGCGTTGCCAG